GCTTGTAATATTACCACCAGGAGGACCAAGAGCAGAACATAATACTTGCCAATCAACCTCTTGTCCTATTTGAGTATCTTCTGATCCGACAGTCCATGGTCTAAAAGATTTGGCCCTAAGCTTAATATCAGTTTGATATGCAATAGCTTGCCCAGACTTCTCTTTAAATTCCGCACCATATCCTGTTGGATTTCCCATCAAGTGTGTGATTCCTATGACTATATTTTTATTTACAGGAATAACATTAGCAACTTTGCGACAAAATTTAGCTAATAATTTTGCACCATCTGCTCTTTGCATTTTATTCATGTCAGAAGTAATTTCTGATTCGGTACATAATGCAGAATATGAGTCTATGATAACAACGCTGCCTGGAACTTGATTAATAATCTTTTCTCCAATCTGGAGATATTCTTCTGCATGTAAAATCTTTCCAGTTTGTGATCCTATAATATGAAATTTATCTAAATTTAATCCTGGGATACCTTCCAAATCTCTTTTCTTGAGTCTGCCTTCAATATTTAAATAATAAACTTCTCTACCATCTTTAAAAGATCCGTGTGCATATTGTGCTTGTTGTGCTGTAGCCGCAATACTCAAAGACGTTGTAGTTTTACCACACTTTGGCTGTCCTGTTAATACGACAAAACTACCTTCTGGTATGCCTCCATTCAGGACGATATCTAAAGATGGACTAATAGGTATAGTCATTAATTTTTGATCCACAACAGCATTGGCAGATAATATAATACCATCACCAAAATTTTTCTTTACATCTTCTTTGATACTACTCATTATCGAGATCCTTTAGTTTTGATATAATATTTTGTTCAGATTTATTGGTTTTAAATTTTTTATCAGATGATCTGTCGAATTTCATCGTGAGTTCCTGATTCTGCGATTCCAAAATTTTCTCTTGCTGGTCTATAATATCCTTGAGAAACGGCGCTCTCAAGGAATAAATTTTACTGGCTTTTGGTTGATTCAACGCTGCTATAATAGCTTTTGCTGAATATTTTTCTAAAAGCTGATTTGCGCTAGCTATTTGATTTCTATAAAATGTTGACCATTTTTTATTTATCCAAAACCTATAATGCAAATCAAGCTTATCTAATTTAGCCTTATGTTCACATATTATCTCTGTGATATATTGAGCGGCAGAAACTTCTTTGCCGTTCGAATATTTAGAAATATATTTATGGTTGTTCACGAGATTTGTAGATTGCGTTCTTATATTGTCTTACTAGATTGGTCTTAATTTTTGATTCATCACCAGCTTGAGAAGCTGATTGTGTCATAATAGTTACATTCTTTGTTCTTTTGACAGCCGTCTCATTGATAAATGTATTTGCTTTATTTGTGACTGTTTTAATATTATTGTTTGTTTTGTTTTCATTTAGTCCTAAAGTTGTGGTGATAGATTCTACACTGGCACCTATTTCCTTGCCTATTTCCGAGATATCCATATTGATAACCTCGTGTAAATATCTAGCAGCATATTCTTTTAGTTTAGATAGTTTCTTCATTATTCCATTTCCCTTTCTGCATTATTTAACCATGCTATATTTTTTGTTCTTAAAAAGTTAGTATACAGTTCAAAAACTCTCTGAGATACTTGTTTATATTCCCATGTTTTCTTTCCAAATTTTGCAACAAATTTATTTGCGTTACCCTCACTATATAAACCGATTGGATTGTATAACTTACCATGAGGACCAATTTTTAAAAAATGCTTTATGCGACCATCTGGATAACCAGCTCTTTGTGCAATAACTTTATCAGAATCTTTTTTGGATCTGGGATTATTATTGTCATCCAAATAATCATGATCTCCAAACAAAGTGTAATGCTCGTATTCGATATTATCTTCTGTCTTTTTTATTCTATATGTTGGGTCTATTTCGGCCATATTGTTTTAGTTCCTTTATTGAGTCTGGTCATTCCTGTCGGTAGTTCTTTTGGTGTTTCGTGTTTGTATGAATTGTGTTTGTTGTGCAATTCTCTCTTTTGGTCATCGCTCATTTTTTCCGTATTTCTATACGCAAGATGCCCCAATGTTTTGATTTCGCTATCTGCTAATCTAACAAAACTATTTGTGGTAATAAGATCATCAGCATATGATCTAATACATATTTTACCACACTTCTCACACTTCGTTTTTTCTTTATATTCTTTGATAGAAAAAAAGATTTCTTGTTTGTGTTTGCAGTCCTCGCAAACATAGGTATAGGTTGGCATAAATTAATCTATATAATTTCTTGAGAGATAAACATTCCATTCGTCTGGTATGTACTCTATATTAGATAGTCGTTGTGCCAGAGGCAAGTATTTTTCATTATTTACTGGTATATATGGCTGTTTTAATAATGGCATATTAGCTTGTTGTGGAGTCTTGTTTCCCTTTTTTCTATTGCATTTTGTACAAGCGGTTACTACATTCATCCATGTCGTTAACTGTCTATTAGAACCAGACCATTTAGACTTTGGGACAACATGATCATAAGTTAAAGATCTGATATCTGTTTTTTGTCCACAATATTGACAAGTATGATTATCTCTTAAGAAAAGATTTTTACGAGAGAATTTTATTTTACGATTAAAAATATTACAATATTTTCTAACTCTTGCAACGCACGGTATTGGTATTTTTTTATTTACACATTGTATAAAATCATTTTTATAAAAATCAAGCACTTCTATATTAGAGTTATTTTTATATAATAAAACGATTGCCTTTTGCCACTCTATTATAGCTAGTGGAGTATAGTCATTGTTAAGCAATAAACACTTACTGTGGCTTTGTCTCATAATAAGTAATGGCATCTAAAATTTTAGCAATAATTGGATTTCTTACAATATCAGATACTTCTAATTTAACATTACCAATACCATCAATATTTGATAAGTATTCGGTAAGTCTTAAAAAGCCACCTTGTTTATACCTGTCCAAATCAGACTGACCTATATCGCCAGTTAATACCATTTTACTGCCATTACCGATGCGTGTCAATAACATTTTCAGTTGATCATATGATGCGTTTTGACATTCATCAGCGATGATAAAACAATCATGAAAGTTTCTACCCCTCATTAATCCTAATGGCACTATTTCTATCTTATTATTGTTTTTAAGACTAGTATAGTGGGACATTGGAATGAAATAATTAATCTCATCTAACAGAGGCAATAAATATGGATGCAGTTTTTCTTCGGCAGTTCCTGGTAGGTATCCGATTTTTTCACCAGATTCCACCACTGGTCTTGTTACAATGATTTTTTTTACTTTTTCATCTAATAAATATTCCAAAGCCATTCCGACAGCTATGTGCGTTTTACCACTACCAGCAACACCATGACAAAAAGTAATCACACTTTCTGCTACGGTCCTTATATAATTTTTTTGATTTTCTGATCTAGGCTTAAGTCTATTTTTATTTATTTGAATATCAACTAAATTATCTAATGGTTTAGTGGCATCAATAACTTTGGATCTTCTCTTTTTAGTATTTTTTTTCAAAATATACCCTTTTATGAATAGTGGATTAAATTAGACAAGCGCCGCCAGCACAACTAATTTCCTCTATTCCCACGGTATTATCTTCTGTTTCTGATAATTGAGTATAGTCCACTTTCTTGAAACTATTAAATAGATCGCAATATATTTTCCAGTTGTATACATCCTTCATACAGTATGTCAATCTTCTAATATCTCCATCAAAATATTTTGTTGCAAAATTTTTCATTTTGGTTACAAATGTAAGTTTGGCCTCGCTATGATCAGCTTGTGTTTGATTAAGCGTAACATAATCACAAGCAGCCCATAAATTATTATCAAAAGCGTTTAAACCAAGTTCTATAAGGCCGGAACACCACAAAGCAGCATCTCCATATTCTTTGACGATCTCTCTACTAGTATACACTGTTGTGAACGGAGCTTGAGGATAATCTTTATCTCCACTTTGAGGAATTAAAGATATTCCGGCAAAATATTTACGATTATCATATATATACTTGGTTACAGCTTCCCACTCGTCAGGTTTGACTGTAACAGTATTACTCACATTGTGACTTAAATATTCTTGAGTACACAAAGCTCTATTTTTGCCAGAATTAACCCAATTTTTTTGTGTTTCCTTAACAACCGCCAACATTTCTACTGCTGGCAATTGATTCTTAAGCTTAGAGCCATCTGGAACTTCCACAGGGAATTTAACCACTTCATCAGTATTATTTGCTGACCATACTGATTTTTCGCAG